ATTTTCTTTAATTGAATATGATTTTAGAAATAATCCTCGAAATGTTATAGTAATAAATAAAAGATTAATACCAGAAGATATTTCAATAATGGCACATATATTAGCACACGAATATGGACATCATATATATGAACATGTAAAAATCAATCCTTTATCATTAAATGAAACTCAATTAGAACAAATAGAAAGTGAAGCAGACTTTTATGCATTAATGTTTATAGAAAAATATAAATATAATAAAAATTCTATTATTAAATTTATAATTGATTGTCCTTGTAAATCAACTTTATTAAAAAAAAGATTAGATATTATTAATGGATGTGTAGATGATTTAGAAAATAATTCACATTTAATAGAATTTTAATAATAACTATTTACGACCATATTTACAATATTGTTTTTGAGAAAATCCCTTTGGTTTTCTACAATTTATTGATTTTTTATATTTTTTACTCCATTTTTTACGTGATTTACTTTTTGATTTACTTTTCTTAGTTAAATAAGTCATAGATTTTTTATCTTTTTTACTATTTTTTTTTTTACACATTTCTTTTAATTTTTTTGAACCATATTTTTTTTTAATTTCATTTATAGTCATCGGAGTTTTACTTGTTACTTTAATAGATGGACGACAATATGGATATTTTTTAATATTTGATTTTTCTCTTCCACATGGTACATATTTATTATTTTTTTTCTTACATACATTTACCCATTTTTCATCAAACCAACGACTTAAATTTGATTTATTACTTTTTTTATTATTTTTTTTGTTATTTACTAATTTATAAGGACTTTTTTTACCATATTTTTTTTCAAATTCTTTTTTATATTCTTTAACTAAATATCCAGATCCATATGCACTAGGCCAACGCGAGGTTTCCGTAAATTTTTTTTTTACTTTTTGTTTTATTTTTTCATAAAGTTTTAAATCAGTTGGAACGGATTTACTCATATAATTATTATAATATTTAAAATTGATTTTTCTAAAATAAACTACAGAAACTAAATACAATGGATACTGTTCTCTATACATATTCTAATTTAATTTGTGCCACTAAACTTGTAAAACGTCCAAGTAAATCAGTAAAATCTCCTTATATGGCTGATATTATTATTGAAGAAAATGAGTCATTAGCACATTGTCCAGCATTAGGAGTATCCGGTCTATTAAATTGTGAATCACAGTTTTTATGTAGTAAAAATGAAGATGAAAAAAGAAAAAGTAAATATACAATAGAATTGGTGTATTTACCGTCATCTAAAAATACTTTTCAACTAACTAATACAAATCCACAATTTGGAAACAGAATTTTTAAAAGTATATTAGATAATAATTTAATAACAGAATATGAAGATAATTTATTATATAAAAGTGAAAAAACCTATAAGGATTCTAGATTTGATTTTTATGTTAAAAAAAAAAACAATCGTGAAGAATATATAGAAATTAAAAGTGTATTATTATGTGATTTTGAAAAAAATAATTATCCTATTAATATAATCAAAAAACCAGAAATATCAACCTTAGAAAATTATAGAAAAGCTGCAATATTTCCAGATGGTTACCGAAAAAATAAAAATGTACCAATTTCTACACGAGCTATTAAACATCTAGAAACACTAGAAGATTGTGTACAAAATGGATATGATGCATCATTATATTTTATAGTTCAACGTAATGATTGTATGTATTTTAAACCATCAAATGTAGACGAGTTTTATTATAACGCATTAAAAAAAGCACATAACAATGGAGTAAATATTAGAGCAATTAAAGTAGAATGGACATCTGATGGTGACTGTTTATATAAATCATTTATTGATGTAGTTATTGATTAATATTATAGTAATATTAATATTATAGTAATATTATAGTAATATTAATATTATAGTATTAATTTTAAATTATATTTTAAATTGATTTTTTATTTTTTTAAATTAAATGGATTCCTCCTCTAATCAAGAACTTTTTACACGACCTTATTTCCTATCTAAAAATGAAAATCCTGAAGAAAATTATATATTATTTAGAAAAATTGAGATGACTATTAGAAATAATAATAATAACAGTTATGATTTAATGTATTTTGAGATTACAAATAAACCTTCTAGTAGTCAATATTCAAATATTGATATTATGGGTGAAAATAATTATGAAGAACCAGTTAGTTTGGCTACATTTTATAAACATAGTAATGATACATTTGGAATTACTGAAATATTAAGTAATATTACATATTTAAATAAAATGAAACTTAAAGTAAATTATAGAAATGATACAGTTCCTACATTAAGTCATGAGTATTATGATAATACTGAATCTTATAGATGGTATTTGGATGTATTTATTTATATTGATAAAGACTTTTTATTAAATCTATATGAAATTGAATCTATGCCTAAATTCTTATTTAAGATTATTGAAGAGCATTGTGTGAAAATTAAACTTGATAAATTAAACTATAATCAAATATGTGAGGCAGGTGAATTTTTCTCTAATAATAATATTAAAAAAACTTATAAAAGAGAACTATATGACTATCAAAAACATAATGTAAATTGGATGATTCAGCAAGAATTTAATGTTAAAAATAGAAAAACGTATAATACATATAAATTACCATCTGGATATCATATTTATAATATAGAAAGTATTAATGAGACATTAATGTCAGATTCTTCTGGTAAAATTGTAAATAGTGATAATTTAGAAAATGTTAATATAAATTACAAAGGTGGTATAATATGTGATAGTGTAGGTTTAGGAAAAACATTTTCTATGTTATCACTAATTACTGAAAATTTAGATAATAATTCCTATCCAACACTATTATTTTGTCCTACACGATTATGTGTTCAATGGAGTGAAGAAATTGATAAAACATTTGATTTAAAATATAAATTAATTAGAGATATTAGACAATATAAAAAATTATCACTTGAAGAAATAAAACAATATGATATTATTATTTTATCATATAAATTTTTAGTTAGTAAAAGTTATATAGCATTATGTGAAAATGATTATGAGAATAATACATTATTACATAATGTAGAGTGGGAACGTGTAATTTGTGATGAAGGTCATGAGTATATTAATGATTCAAGAAAAAAAGAATCACGTATTGTTTCAGAAAATTTATTTAATATTAATAGTAAATATAGATGGATTTGTAGTGGAACGCCTTATAATAATAAACTTGGATTTGAGTCTGTATTAAATTATTTAACAAATTTAAATATTGAACCGTATTCTTCTATGTTAGATAGTTATCGTCATATTATTAAAGAAATAATTGAGTTATTATTTAGAAGAAATACTAAGGATTCGGTTAAATCACAAGTAAATATTCCAGAACCAATTATTACAACAGAATTTTTAAATATGTCACCGGTAGAACGATTAATTTATGATAGTGCATTAAATAATACTGATAAAAAAATTGAATTATGTAACCATATTATGGTTTCGGATGAACATATTAATATATTAGGAAATAAACCATTAACTTTAGATGAAATTCATGAAAAAATGACATTACATTATAAAAGCAAACTTGAAAAATATACAAAAAGAGTTGAAAAATTAAAGATTGAAATAACTAAATTAAATAATGATATTTCTATCGAAAATAGGATAGAAAAATTAGATAATTCTAAAGCTAAATTAGAAGAAACACAAACTAAATTAATTGAAGTTAGTGCAAAATATAATATATTTAACGATATTGAAGAAAAATTAAATAATGATGAAGATTGTCCAATTTGTATGGAAAGTTTATCATCATTAACAAAAACTATTACACCATGTGGACATGTGTTTTGTAGTAGTTGTATTAATGGTGTAAATGATCATAGTTATGGTAAAAAGATTAAATGTGCTATGTGTAGACATAGTTATGAAATTAGTGATACAGTAGTAATTAAAGATGACACTATAAATATGGAAGAAGGTCCTAAATTAGGAACAAAAATAGAACATTTAATTAATACATTAAAAGATATTATTGGTAAAGATGTAAATAATAAAATTATAGTATTTTCACAATGGGATAATATGTTAAAACTAATTTCTAAGATTTTAGATGAATATGATATTAATCATTTATTCTTAAATGGTTCAATTAATGTAGTTACAAGTAAAATTAGAAAATTTAAAATTCAAAATAATATTAATGTAGTATTAATGAGTTCTGATAAAAGTCCAAGTGGATTAAATTTAACAGAAGCATCATATATTATATTATTAGATACATTAAATACTACAAAAGATGAATCGGAAATTATTGAAACACAGGCAATTGGTAGAGCAGTGCGTATTGGTCAAACTAAGAATGTAGATGTACGAAGATTTATTATGAGAAATACAATTGAACATGATTATTATATTAGAAATATCGAATCTTAAATTTACTTAGTATAGTTTAATTACAACTATTTATTTTACTTTATTATTTTTTACTTTATTATTTTTTACTTTATTATTTTTTACTTTATTATTTTTTACTTTATTATTTTTTACTTTATTATTTTTTACTTTATTATTTTTTATTTTTTATGTATTATATTTAAAATATTAATAATAATATATATTAATGGCATTTACATTTGGTGAATCAAATACTTTTAGAAATGTTGGAATAGGAACTACTGATAATAAAATAATAATAATGAATGTATCAAAATCAAAAGAGAATTTATCATTTCATTCTACTACTAATGATACAAGTGTTGACATAATGAGTATAAAAACAATATTAAATAAAGATGATAATGATGAGTTAAATATATCTGGATATGATGGACAATTTATAAATCCAATCATAAAAATAAATAATACAAATCAAGAAATAAATATAACAAGTAATTTAAATATAGCACGAAATTTAAATGTAGCACATAATGTAGTTATTAATGGTATGGCAAATAATGATGAATATGTATTAGATATTAAAAATCAAGACCGTAAAAATTGTGTTGTAGCAATTAGATCTCATCTAGACACAAATATTTATGATGTTTATTCATATCCTTCATTATTATTTAGTCAGTTGGGTGATAATATTCAAACTAGC